CCGATCCTCAGCTGCAGAAGATCGAGGCGCTGCTCGCCGACATGAAGCTGCCCTGGGCGTATATCCACCGCTCGAAGTTCGGCCCGACCATGGTTAAGAAGCTGACCGGAAAGGATCGCATCGAGTGGGCCGACACGGCCGGCAAGCAGGCGGTCATCACCGCCCTGGTCAAGCGCCAGCAGAAGGTGAATGGCTGATGAACGATACCGTCGACATCGAGGCGCGTTACCTGCCAGGTATCCTGCAGGAGATTGCCGGGCTGATCGGCCTGCAGAAGACGCTCGCCCTGGTGCGCTCGTATGGCGGCATCCGGCTCTACGTGCCCAAGCGCTTCGATCCCGACCATCCGCTGGTCAAGATCATCGGCCACGAGGCCACAGTCAAGCTCATGGAAGCCTACGGCAGCCAGGAGCATTTCGACCTGCCCAAGGGAGAGATCGCCGTCAAGGCAGCCCGCGACAAGCAGATTCGCGCCGAGCGCTCGAACGGGGCGACGCATGCCCGTCTGGCCATCAAGCACGGGCTGACCGAGCGGCACATCCGCAACATCCTCGGTCCGGAAGAGGATGACAGGCAGGTTGCGCTGTTTTAGGATGATGGAAAGGGAGATTGCGATGAAAGTAACGAACGGGTACTACAAAAAAGCAGCTAAAGGCCTGACCACTCGAGGCCAGCGCCGTTTGCGTCGGCATATCCGTTGTGAGTTGCTGGGGTGCCAGAGGGATATCAAGTCCCGCCTTGCCAGCGAATTTCAGGGAAAGAAGCTCGATGCAGCGCTACGCCCCGATGTCCAGGCGGCTATTGCCGAAGTGATGCAGGCCAGGGTAGATCGGCCATTGACGGCCAAGGACAATTGGCAGGACTACAAGAAATCAGAGCTGGGAGCGTAAGGATATGAAACGTTACTTCTGTGCCATTGCCATTGCGGCGTTGCTTGTAGCCTGTGGTGATTCCAAAGCTCCAGCGCAAGTGGCGCTTTCTGCGGCTCAGCAGCTTGTTGTTCTGGATGCCGGCGGCCCTGTACCCAGCAAGGAAGAAACCATTACCCGGGGCTATCAGGCAATCCTCGACGACCTGACCAGCAAGTTCCCTGGGCTGTCCGATCACGATATCGCTGATCAAGTTGTTCGGTGTCAGGGCGCCTTGGCCAAACATAGCATCAAGGTCGATTTCTTCGATATTCTTTCGGGCTTGAACCAGACGGTTCCTGCCGGGATGAACAACCTGGCGTTTAATGACTTGCTCCTTACCTATACAAGCTTGCGCGAAAAAGGGCTAGGGCATGATGAATCCATTGCCTCGCTCGGACAGTTCCTGGAAAAAACCAATGCGATGAAGCCGCGGGCATAACGCCTGCATGGCTTGAAACCAAGGGCGCTTCGGCGCCCTTTGCTTTTAGCGGAAGCGCTTCCGCCTTATCCCGCTTTCGCGCGCGCGCGAACATGCGGGCATGCGACCAACAAACCTCATCGTCATCCATTGCGCGGATAGCCCGAACGGCGACACTTTGTATCGCGGTACGCCGGGCCAAGCCGATTTTCGCAACCCAGCCCAGACAATCGACGAATGGCACGCTTCGCGTGGCTTCCATCGGTCTGAGGATTTCATGCGCCTGCAGAATCCCGAGCTGCGCGCCATCGGCTATCACTTTGTGATATGCCGCAGCGGCCTTGTTCTAACCGGCCGCCACGTCGACGAGGTCGGCGCCCACGTGCAGGGTTTTAACCAGAAGAGCATCGGCATTTGCCTGGTCGGTACGGATCAATTCACCCCCGAGCAATGGGCATCGCTGGCGCACCTGGTGACGGCCGAGACGGCGCGGATCTCGAACCGCAACGGCCCGGCCGACCGCAATAACCCGCTGTCGATCGCCGCTTGCCCCGCCTGGGCGCGCGAGCACGGCATCACCATCACCGGCCACCGGGATCTGCCGAACGTTCACAAGCTCTGCCCCTGCTTCGATGTGGCCACGTGGCTGGGCAATGGAATGGAGGCTCCAAAATGAAACCCTGGTATCTGTCCAAGACGCTGATCCTCAACCTGGTCGTCGCTGCACTGACGGCGGCCGAGGCCCAGCTCAATTTTCTGCAGCCGCTGCTGCCCGTTAATTTCTACGCGGTTGTCGCCTTCGGCCTGCCGATTTTTAACGCGGTTCTGCGCCTGGTCACCAAGCAGGCTATCAGCCTCGGTTTCGGTGAATCGAAGTGATCGCGCGCGGCACCAAGCCGTGATTTTTACCCGTCCCTGAAAGGAAATCCCCATGAGTCTGCATGACATGCTGCAAAAAGAAGCCAACGAACTGCGCGCCAAGGCCGAGTCACTTGTGACGTCTGCCCAAGCCGAGGCAGCAACGCTCCATAACCAGGCCTCAGCCATCGAGCTGAAGCTTGAGTCCATCCCCTCCGAGCTGGAGGAGCTTGCCGAGGAAGCCATCGGCCGCGTTCGGGATTTTTTCAAGGGCCTGTGATGGTTGCCTTCAATGCCCTGTCGCTGGAGATCAAGGCCGCCATCCTGGCCGCGATCGCCGCGGCGGTCTTCGCGGCTGGGTGGTCAGTCAATGGCTGGCGCCTGGGCAACAAGCTGGCCGATCTGCAGCGCGCCCATGCCGAGCAGGAGGCCGCTGCCGCCGAAGTGTCTGCCGGCAAGCTGGCTGTGGCCATGGCCCGCGGCGATGTCCTGAGCGCCAAGGTGGCCGCAACTGAAACCGCACTCAACACCCTCACGCAGGAGAAAGATGATGCCATCCACCGCCTTACTGTTGGCCGCCCTTGCCTTGGCAGCGCCGCTGTCCGGGTGCTCAACGGCCCCGCCATCGGCCTCCATGCACCAGGAGTGCCAGAAGCCCCCGGCGGCGTTGTACCAGCCGATGGAGCCTTTGCCACCGATACGGATGTCGGGCTCTGGATCGCCGGCGCCCAGCGTAGCTACAACACCTGCCGCGGCCGTCTCCAAGCCGTAGCGGATTTTTACTCGACCAAACCTGTAACGCCCGAACCTGAAGAGGAAAAACAACCATGAAACGTTTCCGTTCCCTTGCCGTTGGATTGGCCTTCGGCCTTTCTGCCGCCGCCGCCTTCGCCGGTTCCTTGACCGACTACGGCGAAAACAAGGTTCTCGATGCGGTGCTACGCGCCCAGGCTATCGGCACGCCGGCTACCTGGTATATCGCGCTGGCTACCTCGACCTGCACCGATGCCGGCCCCGATACCGAGGTCAGCACCACGAGCACCGGATATGCCCGCCAACCCGTCACAGCCTCGCTGGCCAACTGGGCCGGCACGCAGTCGGCCGGATCGACGGTCGCCTCAACCGGCACCAACGGCACGACGAGCAATAACAACGCCATTACCTGGTCGGCCTCGACGGCCGCCTGGGGGACGATTCAGTCCGTCGTCTGGTATGACGCATCAACGGCTGGTAATCGCTGGATCTGCATCAACCTGACCAGCTCGCTCGCTGTCTCCGGGTCTGGCTTCACCGTGTCGTTCGCCGCCGGCCAGCTTAGCTTCCAGATCGATAACTGATCATGACGCCAGCCCAGCAATCCGCGCTTGAAACGATCGCCGGCCGGGCGCTGACGCCGGGCGAGCTGGTGGCTATTGATGCCCTGCTTGAGGTTCGTGACGACGTGCAGATCGCGAACATCATCTCGGCCGGGCGCACCAGGATAGTACCGACGCCAATTGGCATTGGCACGGTGCTGGCCGTCATGGCGCCGTCCGGCGGGGACTTTTTGAACTCGCTGGATACGCTTGGCGCCACCGACGCCAACGTCAAGTGGTCGCTCAAGATGATCGAGCAGGCGACGTTCGACGTTGGCCACCCCATCACGCGCGAACAGCTTCAGGCTTTTGCCGTGGCGCAGCCAGCCCTGGCCGATGCCATTGGCGCTCTGCTGGCCGTAGCGCAGCAGCCCGATCCGATCCCTTTTACTAAGGTCAGCGACGCCTTGAACAAGGTGGCCCCATGACGACACCTATCATCCGCGTGCCTGGCACGGCACTGACGCCCGTTACCGTATCGGCCATTACAAGCGGTTCCCCAGGATACGCCAGCACTCCGATGCGGATTACCACCTCGGGGCTGACGCCAGCGAATCTGTTGCTCGCCGATTTTCGTCTGACCTCGATCACTTGGGGCGGAACGCCTTCCGCTGCTGGCGCCATCCAGCTTTTTGCCGTCGATCGCGATTTTGCCGGGAACATCGGCCCGACGCCTGGCGCAAATTATCTGCCCCGGCTGGTCGGGTCTTTCTCGCCTCAGGAGCTGGCCTCCGGATCGCCGGGCATCATGGCGCTGAATTCCGTCGCGCTCAGCCCGGACGCCGATTACTACGTCGCAAACAACGCGACGGGCCAGACGTTTGCCTGCACGTTGTCTTGCACGCCCTGGTCGCCGGGTACCTGATTCATGGGTGCGATTGATCTTTCGCGATTCATCTGGCCGGATGCAGATCAGGGACGACAGCCACAACATGTGGCTCCAGTCGATGAGGCTAGTCAGCTATCGGCTGCCCTTGTGTATGCCGGGAACGGGCCTGGCAGATTAGGATTCTTCGATGCGGTAGGAAATACGGCATTGACGCTATCAGGCGTCAGCAGGGGATCGCGATCTTGCGGGACTAGCCTCATTTTCGGGGGCTCCGCAACGGCCCAGACTTCGAGCGGATTCGGGGGCGACCTGACCAACGGCCTGACTGTAGTGGCCGTATTTACGCCAGATGTTTCAGGGTCGAAGCGCACAATAATCGGCATTCAAGGTTCCACCGGCATCGCGCTATTCGCAGATTCAAGCGACGGCATCGGTCTTGACGTGACCGGTAACTACAACGTCTTTACTGCAGGATCTCTCGGCATCACTGCTGGAACGAAACATGTCATAGCCATTTCATACACCCGTAGTGTCGGGTACGCCATCGCTCTAGACGGCAAGATAATCGCGAGCGGCGTAGATAGTGGAGGAGCGGGTCCGGTATCGGCCTTTCGCATCGGATGCCGCCCAGGGGATGCTTCCGAAGCCTTTAACGGCGGCATATCCAGTTACCTGGCCTTCTCGTCGCCGAAAAGCAACTCGCAACTTGTCGATCTGACGCGCAATCCGTGGCAGCTCTTCAAATCGCCACTGGCGATATTCATGTCGCAGTCGGCTGGCGGATCGTCTGCCATTGCCGCAGCCGGCGGCGATACCGCATCCGGCTCCGCCAATCTGTCCGCCCAGGTTGCTTTGGCCGCCGTTGGCGTATCGACCGCCAGCGGTTCGGCCGGCGCCACGGTCAGCGTGCCGCTCTCGGCGGCTGGCCTGGATGTATCGAGCGGCACGGCCAATGCCGTGGCCACCATCACCATCAGCGCTGCAGGCCTGGCTCAAGCCGCCGGCCAGGCTGGACTATCCGCCGCCGTGCTGATCGCCGCAGCTGGCGCCGCGCAAGCAGCTGGCAATGGCACGCTGGCGGCTCGCCTGAACGCCCTTGCCTCGGGCGGTGACCAGGCCGGTGGTACGGCTAACCTTTCCGGCGGTGCAGCCGGAGCGTTGAGCGCGGCCGGCGGCGACGTGGCCAGCGGCTCGGCTGTTCTGGCCGTCAGTATCCAGCTCGCTGCCATCGGCGGCGATGTGGCTGGCGGCTCGGCCAATCTCACTGGCGGCGCTCCTGGGGCTTTAGCCGCTTCAGGCGGCGACGTGGCGGGCGGTTCGGCTACCGTATCGGCCGGCGTCAAGATCTCAGCCACTGGCGGCGATGTGGCCAGCGGCTCTGCCAATCTGAGCGGCGGTGCGCCTGGCGCCCTGGCGGCATCCGGCGGCGATGTGGCAGGCGGTTCGGCAACCTGGTCAAGCCTGGTTACCGTCACGGCGGCCGGATTCGTCCAGGCCATGGGCGCCGGCGCTCTCGTCGTTCAGGTGCCGATATCGGCGACTGGCCATGACTATGCCGGCGGTTCGGCCAACGCAGCGCTGGCTGGGCTGGTCCGTAATTTCCGGTTGATCGCAGCCCCGGCCAAGCGGCTGACCAATGCCGGCATCGGCGCCAATCGCCTGACCACGCTTTATCACGAGGTATCCCATGGCTGATGCCTTCATCCCCGGCGAAGTCGCCAGGCTGACCCTGGAGGTTACCGATCTGTCCGGCGCCGCCGCCGAGCCAGGCAGCATCACGCTGCGCGTTAAGCCGGGCTCTGGCGTCGTTACGAACTATGCCTACGGTACCGCGCCGGAAGTCGTGCGCGACGGCGTCGGGCTCTACCACGCCGACATTCAGCTCACGGCATCGGGCCAGTGGGCCTACCGCTGGGAGCTTTCATCGCCCAATGCCGGGGCCGCCGAGGGCGTGATTGTTGTTTTGAAAAGCCGTGTTATCTGAAAGAGAGAAATGAGCCGAGAAGAAGTCACCCTGGCCCTCGGGGTCGCCAATTTCATCCTAACCTGGGGAGTTGCCCTCTACATGTACCTCGCCAACAAGAACAAGGCCACAAACGAGCGGATCGGCAAGCTTGAGGATGATCTATCGGACAAGATTGAGGGCCACTCGGGACGCATCACGCATCTTGAGACGGCTGCCGAGATGGCGCCGACCCATCACGACCTGGCTGCAGTCTATGAAAGCCAGAAGAAAAGCGACGAAAAGCTCAACAAGCTGATCGGCGAGAACGAGGGGCAGTCCGCCATCTTGCGGACGATCCTGACGCAAATCACCCAGAAAGGCCTGGCATGACTGAAACTGAATACCGTCGGCGAAACGCCATTCTGGCGACGCTGAGCTTTGATCCGCTGGCTACCGTGACCAAGGTCCGCAACGAGCTGGAGACGGTGCACGGCATCGCGGCCAGCGCCGACCTGGTGCGCGCCGACCTCAGCTGGCTGCAAGAGATGGGGCTGGTCCGCTTCGATGGCCAGGCCGCCCAATGCACCGAGCGCGGCATGGATGTCGCCCGCCTGCGCGCCAAGTTCCCGGGGTGGGCGTGATGGGGCCCATCGACCTTGGCCCCGCGATCCGCGCTATCGTTATTGCTGGCGTCCTGGCCGGCGTCGCCCTGGGTGTCGGCGTGCCCTGGTTGTGGGATGTCGCCATCAAGCCGCTGCTCAGAATGCTGGTGATGTGATGGCCCGCCCTCCCGAAGAACGTATGAAGCTGCGCACCGCCTACATCGGCGGGCTGCCGCTCGAAGCCGCTGCCGACAAGGCCGGCGTGCCCTATGCCACGGCCCGCAACTGGTTCCGCGCTGCGCGGGACGAAGGCGACGACTGGGACAAGTTCCGCGCCGCCTCGCTGATCGTCGCAGGTGGCGGCATCGAGCAGGCCATGGGGCGCATCATCGCGGCCGGCCTGATGCGCTGCGAGGCGCTCCTGGAACGGATCGGCGAAATCGAAGATCCTGCAGCGGCGGCCGACTCGGTAGCCTCTCTCGGCGATACGATGTCCAAGCTGCGAGTCGCCGCTAAGTCGTTCATGCCGGAAGTCAGCGAACAGGCCGTGGCCATTGACACATTGAAGGCGCTATCGGTCTGGGCAGGCAATGCCGCACCAGCCAAAGGCATGGTGCTGGCCGAGCTTCTCGACGGCTATGCCACTGCCAAAAAGCTCCAGATTGCCGCCCCGTTGGAGGAACTTCGCGCCCGAGCCCGTGCAGCCGGAGCGGTCGATTCGACCAAGGTTGGCGGCCTTTCTGACGAATCGGCCGACGCGATCCGCGCTAAGATTCTCGGGGTCAGCTGATGACCATTGTTGCCGAGCCTCGCGAAGCCCGCACGCCCATGGCGCTGCTGCCTTACCAGCAGCGCTGGTGTGCCGACCGCTCCCAGGTCAAGGTTATGGAGAAATCCCGGCGAGTCGGCATGTCCTGGGGCGAGGCGGCAGACACGGCTTTGCTTGCAGCATCGGCCTCCGGGATGAATTCGTTTTACATCGGCTACATGAAGGACATGGCCAAGGAATTCATTGCCGACTGCGCGTCCTTTGCCAAGGCTTACAGCCTAGCCGCCGGTGATATTGCCGAGACAGAAGAGGTCTGGTTCGAGGGCGAAGAAAAGAAGTCAATCTTCGTTTATACGTTGCGCTTCCAGTCCGGCTGGCGCATTGAGGCTCTATCGTCGGCGCCGCGTAATCTGCGCGGCAAGCAGGGGCGCGTCATCCTCGACGAATTCGCCTTCCACCAGAACCAGAAGGAACTACTCAAGGCTGCGCTGGCACTATTGATCTGGGGCGGCGAGGTGCATGTCATCACCACGCACAATGGTGTTGAAAACGAGTTCAACCAGCTAGTGCTCGATATCCGTGCAGGGAAAAAGCCGTACAGCCTTCATCGCGTTACTTTCCGCGATGCCGTCGAGGAAGGGCTATACGAACGCGTCTGTCTGCGCACGGGTAAAACATCGACTGTTGCTGAGCGTGACGCCTGGATCAAGGGAATTTATGACCAATACGGTTCGGCGGCAGAGGAAGAACTCGACTGCGTGCCCAGCAATAGCGGCGGTGCATGGTTGCCCCGTGCCCTGATCGAAGCTCGCATGCGCGATGCGCCTGTTTTGCGCTGGAAGCCGCCAGCCAAGGATTTCATGCTCTGGCCAGAACAGTTGCGCACAGCCGAGATGCGCGACTGGCTTGAGGAGAACGTGTTACCGATTCTCGCTACGCTTGATCCTGAGCTGCGATCCGGCTTTGGCTTCGACTTCGGCCGGACTGGTGACTTGTCCGTGCTGCTGCCATTTCAGATTACGAAAACCCTGCGGCGTCGTTTCCCATTCGCCCTGGAGCTTTCAAACTGCCCGTTCGACCAGCAGCGCGAAGCGATGTTTTACATCGGCGAACGTCTTCCGCGTCTATTTGCCGGAAAGCTCGACGCTCGTGGCAACGGCCAGTACCTGGCGGAAAAAGCCGTGCAGAAATGGGGGGAGAGTCGCATGGAGTCGGTCATGCTTTCCCAGGCATGGTACCGCGACAATAGCGCTCCATTTAAGGCCGCCCTGGAAGATGAAACGGTCGAGTTGGTGCGCGATTCAGATCATCTCGACGACTTGCGTGCCTTTCAAATTGTCAAGGGAATACCTCTGCTGCCGGATACACGAACCAAGGGGCAGGATGGCCAACAGCGCCATGGCGACGCCGGCGTTGCTTACCTGCTGGCCTATGCCGCTAGCCGCATTGAATGGGTGGCTATCGAATACCAAAGCACCGGTGTCGGCCGCCATTCCGCCGGCCGCTTTGCTGATTACCTGGAGTAAGCATGTCCGAAGAAAACAAGACCCTGCAGCCGGTCGTCAATGAAATCGCCACGGTCGAGAAGGACATCACCTTCCTGGCCTTCCAGGGCATCCTGCGGCCGCAGGACGATACGCTGGAGTCACGCGGCAGCGGCAAGAGCTACAAGATCTACGACGAGATCGAGCGCGACTGCCACGCCTACGGCCTGCTGCAGAAGCGCAAGCTGGCCGTCATCGCCCGGCCGTGGCAGGTTGATCCAGCCTCGGAAGATCCTCGCGACGTGCAGGCGGCCGACATGGTGCGGGCAGCGCTGCAGGCGATCGGCGTGCCTGACGAGAACGACCCGGGCGAGCAGGTCGTCGTGGCCAGCAACTTCGACCTGGTCTGCTACAACCTGCTCGACGCGATTCTCAAGGGCTTTGCCGTGGGCGAAATCATGTGGGCCTACGACAAGCGGCTCAAGCAGATCGTCATCCGCGAAATCCGCCCGCGCAACCAGCGCCGCTTCAACTTCGACAAGGAATACAAGCTGCGCCTGAAGACCTGGGCGCAACTGATTCCGGGCGAGGAGATCCCGCCGCGCAAGTTCATTACTCATACCTTCGGCGCCAAGGATGGCAGCCCCTACGGCCTCGGCCTGGGCTCACGGCTGTTCTGGCCCGTGCTCTTCAAGCGCAAGGACATTACCTTCTGGCTGACCTTCCTGGACAAGTTCGGTAGCCCAACGTCCGTCGGCAAGTATCCGCCTGGTACTAGCGATACCGACCAGCAAAAGCTGCTCGACGCGCTGGCTGCCCTGGCAAATGACGCGGGCGTTGTAATTCCCGACAACATGCTGATTGAGCTGCTTGAAGCCAAGCGCAGCGGCACCGTCAGCTACGAGGAGTTCTGCCGCTACATGGACGAGTCGATGACCTTTGCCGTCCTCGGCGAGTCGCCTGGCTCCAAGGGCAGCGGCGGCGCGTTGGCTTCGGCAGCAAAAGCACGGGAGGAAGTTCGTCTCGAACTCGTCCAGGCTGACGCCGACCTGCTCTCGGCCACGCTCAATGCGACGCTGTCGCCCTGGCTGACCGCCTACAACTGCCCGGGCGCCCGGCCGCCAAAGATCTGGCGCCAGGTCAAGGAATCCGAGGATCTGAAAGAGCGTAGCGAGCGCGACAAGAACGTGGCCAGCATTGGCTTCCGCCCGACGCAGGCCGCGATCGAGGAGGCCTATGGCGGCGAGTGGGAGCCGGTCGCGCCGATCGGCGCCGGCCTGGCTGAAACCGCGCCGGCTAAGATCACGGGCAAGCCCGCTGGCCAGGTGCCAACCGACTTTGCCGAAACCGACACTGAGCGCGACCCGCTCGCGGCAGAAACAGCGCAGCTGGGCAAACGCGCCGCCCCGGCCGAACAGAAGTTGATCGCCCGCCTGCAGCAGCTGGCCGACGAGGCCACCGACCTGGCCAGCCTGCAGAAGTCCATGGTCGCCAACTTTGGCGATCTACCGCAGGATGAGCTGGTCAAGATCATGTCGGCCGGCTTCGCGCTCGCCGAACTCAAGGGCATTGCGGACGTTACGGACGGCCAGTGATGCTTGCCGCCGGCTTTCAGTCGCCTTTTGATGATCAGATTGCATTCTTCAAAGCCAAGCTGAATCTGCCTTCAGAGCGCTGGGATGACATCCAGCGCTCAGCGCATGACCGGGCCTTCATCGTCGCCGGCGCCATGAAAGCCGACCTCGTCCAGGATCTGCACGACTCCCTGGCCCAACGGATGAGCGACGGCACGGGCCTGCGCGAGTGGCGCAAGGATTTCAAGGGCATCGTGCAAAAGCACGGCTGGACGGGCTGGACCGGCCAGGGCAGCAAGGCCGGCGAAGCCTGGCGCACCGACATCATCTACCAGACCAATATGTCGACCGCCTATGCGGCCGGGCGTTACAAGCAGCTGACCCACCCGGACCTGCTGGCCGTCAAGCCCTACTGGCGCTACAACCACGCCGACGGCGTGTTGCATCCGCGGCCCTGGCACCTGGCGTGGAACGGCATCACGCTGCCCTGGGACGATCAATGGTGGCAGACGCACTACACGCCCAACGGCTGGAAGTGCCATTGCTGGATCTCGGCCGCCAGCCCCGGCGAATACGAAGCCGCCCAGGCCATCGGCAAGGGCACGCGGCCGCCGGGCTGGGATGTCCTGGATCCGAAGACTGGCGCCCCGCTGGGTATCGACCGCGGCTTCGACTACGCACCTGGTGCAAATGCCCGGGCGCCCCTGCAGCAGTTCATCGACCAGAAACTCATTCGCCTCAATGCGCCGATCGGCGCCGCGCTCTGGCAGTCGCTCAAGCCGATGCTGGAGGCGGAGCGCCTGGCTGGCCTGAAATCGATGGTGGCCACCACGGGCGCCAGCCTGCAGGCCAAGGGCGACGCAGTGAGCGTCTGGACCTTGCCGCCGGATATCGTCGAGGGCATGAGCGCCCAGGGCGTAATGCCGGAAAACGCCGCAGTCTGGCTGCGCGATAGCGAGCTGCTGCATGCCCTGCGCGAAACCAAGTCGGGCCGTGGCGCCGCCTTGCCGATGAGCACCTGGGAGAACCTGCCCAAGCACTTCGACGATGCCGAGGTGTATCTCGATGCCGAAGACAAGGCGCTGCTCTTCGCCTTTGACGGCAGCGGCAAGGGCAAGGCAAAGGTCGTGGTGCGGGTGAATTACAGCGACAAGCTGCGGGTCAATGGCCAGCGCGAAACCGTGACGGCAAACTTTGTCCGGACAGGCGGAATGGTCGAAGCGGGTGACCTGAAAAACCCGAAGCTGAAGAAGTTGAGATGAGCGGCGCCGGATTCGAACCGGATCATAACGGCGCTGGCGCGTCCTTAACCGTTCCCATTGGAAACAACCGCTCAAGGCCAGTATAGACCATGTTCATCAAAGCTGAAATCGTCGATCGCGAACTAACGGACATGTTCCGGCAGGTCGCCGAGCACGTCGAGAACCCGGGCCCCATGCTGCGCATCCTGGGCGAAGGCAGCGTCACGCGGATCAAGCGCCGCTTCGAAACCAGCCAGGCGCCCGACGGCCAGCGCTGGAAACCTAACGCCGAATCGACGCTGCTCAGCTTCATCGGCGCCAAGGGCGGCATCGGCAAACGCGGCAAGGTGACCAAGAAGGGCGCAGCCATCGGCGCCAGCAAGAAGCCGCTCATCGGCCTGACTCACGACCTGCAGCGCCAGAACCACTACGATGTCAGCGGCAATGTGCTGACCGTGGCCAATACCATGATCTACGCTGCCATCCAGCATTTTGGCGGCAAGGCTGGGCGCGGCCACCGGACGGTCATTGACGCCCGGCCATTCTTCCCGATCACGGCTACCCTGGATCTCTATCCGTCGGAAAAGGAAGCCATGCTCGGCGAGGTCTCGGAATACCTGAAAACGGTGATCCGCTAGAAACGCGCCAGAATCGATTTTCAGGGGCTGGCCGCGGCGGATGTACCGGCGCTACCCCGAAAACGGAAATTAACGCGCGATTAACGCTATCTCCGGGCATGTTGATGGCGCGCGTACCGGGGAGTTTTTCACCGGGGCGTTGACGGGGTGCTCCAGGACGGGCATTCTGAAAAGACAAACCCGGGTTCTGGCGGAAGCTCTTCCGCCTTATTTGCGCCCGGGGTGATCGCCACACTGGCGGTCATGAACACAGCCAAGCCCATCCAGATTTTCCGTGCCGGTCAGCATACCGCCATGAGCGGTGCTGTCCTGGCGTTTTCCGAATCCGACCTGCAGTCTTCGGCCGCAGCCTACGACCCGGCAAAGCACGAAGCCCCGCTCGTCGTCGGTCATCCGAAGCATGATGCCCCGGCCTATGGCTGGGTCAAGTCGCTGTCGGCGAGCGACGGTCTCGAAGCCGAGCCGCACCAGGTCGATCCGGCGTTCGCCGAAATGGTCGGCCGCAAAGCCTTCAAAAAGATTTCCGCCAGCTTCTATTCCCCGGACTCGCCGCAAAACCCGGTGCCGGGCGTCTATTACCTGCGCCATGTCGGGTTTCTCGGTGCCATGCCGCCGGCCGTCAAGGGCCTGCGCAATCCCGAGTTTGCCGATGCCGAGGAAGGGATCGTCGAATTCGCCGACTGGTCCGACGTGCAGAACGCCTCCCTGTGGCGTCGCATGCGCGATTTCCTCATTAGCCAGTTCGGCCTCGATAGCGCCGACAACGTCATCCCCGACTACGCCGTGGCCAACCTCGAACAGGAGGCTCGCTCGGAGTCGGCTGACGAGACCACCACCGCTGCCCCTGCTTTTTCCGATCCCATCAACCAGGAGACCCTAGTGACCCCTGAACAAGCGGCCGCGCTGGAGGCCGAGAACGCCCAGCTTAAACAGAAAATGGCCGACGGCGAGGCCCGCGAAAAAGCGGCCCTGTCCAAGGCGCGTCACACCGAGCATGCGGCCTTTGCCGAAGGCTTGGTTGCCGCCGGCAAGATGTTGCCCGTGCATAAGGACTTCACGGTGTCCTTCATGGACTACCTGGCCGACAAGGGCGACGTCATCGAATTCGGCGAAGGCGATGCCAAGCAGGCCAAGCCCGGTATCGAGGGGTTCAAGGCCTTCCTCGAAGCTTCTCCCAAGATTGTCGAGTTCCGCGAAGTCGGCTCGTCGGGCGAGCAGCTTGATACCGACGATGCCCTGGCTATTCACGCCAAGGCCGTCGAGTTCCAGGAAGCCGAATCCAAGGCCGGCCGCACGGTGGATATCGCCACCGCCGTGGCCCACGTCACGACCCAGGCCTAACGGCCGCCACCGGAGTTTTATTCCATGTCCAATATTTTGCTTTCCAAGAGCTTCCAGGCGGCCGCCGCCATCGCGGCTTTCACCCTGGTCAAGCATGCCGCGGCCGATGATCAGGTACAGGCTGCGGCGTCGGGCACCGATCTCGTTATCGGCGCCACTCAGGATGTCGCGCCCGCCCTCGGCGAACGCGTCGATATCTCGTTGGTTGGTATCACCTACGTGACGGCCGGCGCGGCAGTCGCTCGCGGCTCCCGCTTGATGTCCGATGCCTCCGGCCGGGTCATCGTCGCCGCAGCGGCCGCTGGCTCCAACGTCAATACCGTCGGTACTGCGCTGGAAGCCGCCACGGCTGCCGGCGACATCATCCGCGTTCAACTCAACCCGGGCACGTTCCAGGGCTAAGCCTGGACTTCCACTTTCTCATACGAGGCTATACCCCATGAAACAGTACCTTCAGATTCACAAATGGCAGCTGCTCACTGCCGTGCTGCTGCTGGCCGCCGTCGCGCTTGGCATTGCGCCACACGAGTCCGCCCTCGGCATTGCGCCTATGATGATGCTCAGTACCGGCGCCTTCCCGGTCAATCCGGCGCTGACGGCCATCGCCATCGGCTACCGCAACCCAGACGTAAACCTCATCGCCGATCGCGTTTTGCCACGATTGCCGACTCCCCAAAAATTCGGCTACACGGTTTATAGCGCCGCACAAGGCTATACCGTGCCGAATACCAAGGTCGGTCGCAAATCCGATCCGACCATGGTCGATTTCGGTGGCACGCCGGTCAATAGCGAAACCGTCGATTACGGTCTGGATGACTTGGTCCCGAATCTGGAAATCAAGGCGTGGGAAGAAATGCCCAAGCCGGCATCTGGCGGCCCGATATCGCCGTTGGCTGCATCAACCATGATGTTGACTGGCCTTGTTGAGCTGGATCGCGAGGTGCGCGTCTCAGGCCAGGTATTCAACACCAACAATTTTGCAGCCGCGAATCAATCGACGCTGAGCGGCACTAGCCAATGGTCGGACTACACCAACTCGAACCCGCTTTCGGCGCTGCTCACTGCACTCGACTCGACGCTGATCCGCCCCAATAAGCTGGTACTCGGCCAACAGGCTTGGACCGTCCTGCGCCAGCATCCGAAGATCGTCAATGCCGTTTATCGCACGCCGCAGAATTCCGGCTCCGTTCCCAAGGAAGGACTGGCCGAGCTGCTTGAAATCGACGAGGTCATTATCGGCACCGCGTTCGTCAATACGGCCAGGAAGGGGCAGCCAGCGGCCTACTCCCGCGCCTGGGGCAAGCATGCCGCCCTATTGTCAGTGTCGCTGACGGCAGCCCAGACCATGCAGCCAACCTTTGGCTTTACGGCCCAGTTTGGCACGCGCATCGCGGGGGAAATCGCGGCTCCGACAAAAGGCCTGCGTGGCGGCACCATCGTGCGCTCTGGCGAGTCCGTCCAGGAAGTCATCACTTGCCCCGATGCCGGCTACCTCTTCCAGAACTGCGTCTCTTAACCCCATACAACCAGTGGCCAGAGTGTTTGGCCCAATACGAGCGGTCCTTCGGGGCCACCTGTGAAAGCCCTGGGGCCGCCTCGTGCGGCTCCAGGCCAACCGGAGATCAACATGGCACCACCGAAATCCAAATCCACCGATCCGATCCCGACCGTCGCCGTCAAGGCGCTGGTCCCGGTCAATTACGACGGCACCTTGTATGGCCCCGGCCTGCCGGATGGCGATACTTTCGATTGTCGCGAGCCCGACCTGCAGCAGCTGCTCGACGTCAACGCCGTTGAAGAAGTCGTCGCCCAACAAGCACCGGACGCTTAAGGAAGTATTGCGATGCCCTACGCCATACAGGCCGACATGATTGCCTCCTACGGAGAGCGGGAGGTCATTGCCTTGACCGACCGCGATCTGCTGGGCGTGATCGACCCGGCCGTGCTGGCGGATGCCATCAACCTGGCGTCGGACGAGATCGACGCCTACCTCAATTCACGCTACGCGTTACCGCTCGTTAATCCACCGCGTCTTTTAACGCGACTGGCCTGCGACATCGCCCGTTACCGCCTGTGCGGTTCGGATGCACAGGAAACCGAACCGGTGCGCAACCGCTATAAGGATGCGCTCAAGACGCTCGGCATGATCAAGGCCGGCGATCTGACCCTCGGTCTCGACCCTGCTGCCCAGGAAGTGCCCGAGCGCGCGACCGTCCGCATCATCAACGGTCAGCGCGTCTTTACCCAAGCCGAACTGGGGGATTACTGATGATCGCCCAGATCGAAGACGCCATCCTCGCCCGGATCGGCGCTGCCAATGATGGACGCCTCGGCTACAAGATCGCGGCCATTGAAACCTACGGCGGCGACTTCGACGAAGAACTCGCCCAGGTCGTGCGTCGTTTCCCCGGGGTCTGGGTGGTCTATGCCGGCGGTGGCAAGCCGGTGCCCTACGGCACAAGTAAGGTCAAATGGAAAATGCCGGCGACCTTTGCCGTGATGGTCGGGGCGCGCAGCGTGCGCAGCGAGCCGTTTTCCCGGCGTGGTCTCGAAGCCAGCGATGGGACGGTCATCGAGCCAGGGGCCTATCACCTGCTCGAAGACTGCCGGCGCATCCTGCTCAATGCCGATTTTGGCCTGGAGATCGCCCGCTTCGAGCCAGGTGCCGTCCGCACGCTCTACAACACGAGGCTGAACGGCCTGGCGTTTTCCATTTTCGCCCAGGAGTGGCACACCGCATTCATCGTCGAGCCGGAAACGGTCGAGGGCGATGACTGGCTGCGCACAGGCTTCAACTATTACCTGCAACCCGACGACGGCAAAGCCGACGCTTCGGACCTCATCACCCTCAATCCGTAGGAGCCGCCATGCAAGTCCTCGCAGCCTCCGGTCTCAAGGTACCCCTGGAAGGGAAACCGAGGGACTACATCACCGACACACCGCCGGAAGGCGCTGCCGGTTTCACCGTGGTCGAATCGGCCTATTACCAGCGCCGTGTGGCTGAAGGCGATCTGGTGATGGTTCCGGCATCCGCTGAAGGCGAAGTTGCCCCAGCTGATGTACCCGCCAAGAAAACGAAGGAATAAACCATGGGCTCGGCAAACATTTCGTTCGACAACATCCCGGCCAGTATCCGCAAGCCGGGTAAGTACTTCGAGTTCAACACCAAGCTCGCGGTCAGAACCCTGCCGGGCAACCAGCAGAAGGTGCTGATCGTCGGCCAGCGCCTGGCTGCCGGCACCGTGCAGGCCAACACCCTGGTCGACATCTTTTCTGCGGCTGATGCCAATACCTATTTTGGCCGTGGCTCGATGCTAGCCCTCATGGTGGCCGCTGCCGTTGCCGCCAACCCCTATCTTTCGCTGCAGGCAATTGCGATGGATGATGCCGGCGCCGGCGTTGCTGCCAGCGGCACCATCACCATTACCGGGCCGGCGACGGCTGCCGGTGTGCTGACCGTGCAGGTGGGCGATATGCTCGTGCAGGTTGCCATTGCGAATGCCGATACGGCGACCGTGATCGCAGCTGCGCTTAACGCCCAGTTCGCCAAGCAGCCCGATCTGCCCCTCTCGGCCACAGCGGCCGCCGGTGTAGTCACGGTGAGCGCCAAGAACAAGGGCACGCTTGGCAACGCCATCAAGGTTTCGGCAACCGTGACCAATGGCATCGGCGTCACTGCGGTCGCTTCGGCGCTGGCCTCCGGGGCAACTGATCCGACGATTGCTACCGTGCTGGCCACGGTCTTTGCAGCAGGCCATAACATCATCATCACGCCGTGGAACGACACCGTGAATCTGACGGCGCTGCGTACCCACCTCGACAATGCCAGCGGCCCGCTTGAACAGCGCGGGGTGATCGGCGTCTATGCCCATGTCGGGACCGTATCCCAGGCGACCACGCTGGCCGCGTCGATCGATAGCGGCCGCCTGACGGGCGCGCTGCTCCCAGGCTGTTACGAGAACGTGTTCGAACTGGCGGCGGCCTATGGTGCCGTGATCGCCAGCGAGGAAGATCCGGCGCGTCCGCTCAACACGTTGGCGCTGACCGGTATCTCGGCCCCGCCGCAGGCCTCATGGCTGGATCGCGTCTCAGTCGAGAACTGTTTATGGAACGGTGTCACGCCGCTCACTGTCGGCCCTGGCAATAAGGTGCAGATCGAGCGCGCCATCACGACCTACACGCTCGATCCGCAAAGCATCCCCGATGTCTCGCTGCTCGACCTGACGACGATCCGCACGCTCGACTACGTGCGCAAGGCCGTCCGTGAGCGCATCGCCCTTCACTATCCACGCGAGAAGTTGTCCGAGAAAACGGCGCCCAAGGTGCGGTCCGATATCCTCGACGTGCTTTACAAGTGCGAGGAGCTGGAGATCGTCGAGTTCGTGGCCGACAACTCCCCCGGCGTGATCGTCGAGCGCGATCTGCAGGACAACAATCGCCTCGATGCCAAGATCCCGTGCAACGTCGTCAATGGCCTGCACGTGTTCGCCGGCCGTATCGATCTGCTGCTGTAACTTTAGGAGAAAAACGCTATGGCGTTAGAAGAGTATTTGGGTGCAGTTGTCCTCGAAATCGATGGCCTTGAGGTTGAGATTGCGGACTACAGCGTGAAGAAAAAGACGGGCCGCAAGCTGGTCAAGACCATGAACAAAACCGGGCATGCGAAAGGTTTTTCCCGCGGAATGGCTGAGTACGACATCAATATCGCCGCCATCATCCCGTTAAAGGGAGATATCGATTGGATGGCGATCGAGGGTAGCAAGTTGACGATCTACCCAATCGTGGCAGGGGAGCAGCGCATCAGCTATCTCGATTGCTTCACGATCGAAGTAAGCGAAAAGTACTCCGTCGACAACGAAGCCAGGCGCGATATTTCCATGGGCGCCATGCGTGAGGTGACCGAATGATCACCCAGGACGGAACACTGATTGTCGGCATTGAAGTGGACGGCGTAGTTCACCTCGATTTCCTGCTGCGGCCGCGCTTCGTTTCTGACAGCATTGATGCCATGGAAGACGAGCGCTCCCATAACAATCCAGCCTTTGAGGGCCTGGTGATGACCTGTCAGGAAATCACCAAACTCGGCACGCTGACCAGGGAACAGATCACGCCGGATCTTCTGATGGGCATGCTGGATATCGACATGCAGCAGATCATGGAGGCCCGCAAAAAATTGCTGGCTCGTCTGATGACCTTTCGAGCAGAAAATAAAGCCGATTCGGCAGCTGCAGGTAGCGCTGATGAAGGTAGGGTTCTCCCCGGCTGACGCGCGGAGCATGCCGGAGGCCG